AGCGTGTATGCCTAGTTTTTCGAGACGATTTCGTCCAGTTGCCCAACCTACGTTACCGTCTGGGCCTTTATTATAATCTAATGCGTATTGGTACCACTCGGGTTCAGGGCCTCGCTTAACACGAATCACTTTGCCACCTGCGTTGTGGATGGCTTTAATTTCATTAGGAAATCGAACATCACTAATAACAATATTGTCTTCTGAATTTCGTAGTTTATTTTCTAAGCTGGCAATCCAAATATCATCATGGAATCCTCGCCGACAAACTTCGGTGCCCCAATATTGTAGAATCCAACGCGGAGTAAGATTGGGCATACCCAAACGTTCTGCCCACCAAGGATCTATCTGTTCTCGCCATTCGCGGGCTTGTTTTGTACGGCCTTCTAGCATAGTTCGATCCCATCCAAAAACATGAGCTACAGCATCTTTTAGTGTATTAGCAAAAGAATCTCGTCTAAATTCGTGGAAGTTAACTAGATAGTCTGCGGCAGTGTCTTTGCCAGAACCAATAAAACCCACAAATCCAATAATCATAATATCCCCAATCGTGATGCTTATAATTATATTACGTGCAGATTACAGTGTCAACAAATGAATTAACCAATTACAAAAGTTAACGGAGTACCACCGTCTTTGTAATTTACAAGGTCAAGTTCTAATGTTTCCATTTCGGCTTTGCCTTCTGCTTTTAAAGCAGTGCCATTAAGACTTGTTCCGCCTTGCGGACTTGCAATAGTTTGAAACTTTTCTCTTGCTTCGCCTAGCATCATTTTGCATGTGGCCAGTGCATAGTCTTTAAGCCATTGATTTGCAAATGTATCCTGTAGAAGGATAAAATCAGGTTTATGATTATACATCCATAATAGGACATTTTCTTCGCCACGCGGACGTTGGGTAATTCTCAGTCTTTTTGTAGTCGGATTCCAATCAAAGTTAATGTAGGATCCAAACATTTTTCCAATTTCTTTCTGATAACTTGCAAACATGTAATATGTTGCAATGCCACCCATTTGAGTACTGGCTAACAAATATGTATTTGTATAGGCTAAATTAAACGGTTCAAATAACGTTCCGCCATCGCCGCCGCCTGTTCTAGAACCCACCGATCTTCTAAAAACTTGTCGAACTTGCATTACTTCCTGGGACAAGGTGTATTCGTTAACATCAGTTTGTAATGTTAAAAATCCAAAACTTTCTTCTACTGCATTACTACTCCGTTGCCTAAACTTGTTTAGGGCACGGTCTATAGCAATGTTATAGTGCTTGGGGTCTAATTCTACATCAATCATGCCGTCTCCTAGCATGGTTTGTATGTATTCTATGACTTTTTGTTTTTCTGTTTCAAGTTCACTCATAGCAATATTTAGCTATAAATATACAACTATGCCAAGACTATCACTTTACCGTCCTGAAAAAGGCAACGATTTCCGAATGCTTGATCGTGTTATTAATGAACAATTTCAAGTGGGCGGCACGGATGTTTTTATTCACAAATATTTAGGCCCCCAAGATCCCGAAGCTGGGCAGGCAACGCCTTCAACTCCCGTTAATGGAAATTCTGTCCCTGAACTAGGAATCCAAGATGTACTTTTTATGGAAAACAGGGATAGGAAATATGCCCCAGATGTATATGTAATTCGGGGAATATATACAATGCAAGACATTGATTTTAATCTGCAACAGTTTGGATTCTTTTTAACTAACGATAATGTAATGATTACATTTCACTTAAAATCCATTGTAGATTTACTTGGGCGTAAACTGATGAGTGGAGACGTTTTAGAACTTCCCCATTTAAAAGATGAATACGGTCTCGGCGACGATATGGTGGCCTTAAAAAGATTTTATGTTGTAACTGATATTACTCGTGCAGCCACAGGTTATAGTCAAACATGGTATCCTCATTTACTACGTGCTAAGTGCGAGCCATTAGTTGATAGTCAGGAATTTAAACAAATACTAGACAGCGATGCAGGGGATGGAGTTAACTCTCTTAGAGATGTTCTTTCAACTTACAACAAGAATATTGAAATTAATAATCAAATTATCGCCCAGGCAGAGGAAGATGCAGGATTAAGCGGATATGATACTGAACAATTTTATATCCTGCCAATAGACGATCAAGGAAGATTAGATGTTGCAGATGTAACAGATACTGATGCAGACGCAAGTACTGACGATCATACTATTGATGCAAGTTCTGTTTTTGTAAATCCAAATAAAGACGTGTATATAAGTTACTTAAAAGGCGATGGCAAACCTGCAAATGGCGCACCGTATACCTTTGGCATTGATTACCCGTTTAACCCGGTAAGAGGTGCATATCATTTAAGAACAGATTATTTGCCAAATCGATTGTTTAGGTTTAACGGAAATAGTTGGGTCTATGTTGAAAGCAATGTTAGAATGACAATGACAAATAAACCGGAAGATGGTTTACCTACTAATCCAGAAAATACAAGACATAATCAGATAGGCAGTTTTATCAACAATAATTCTACAGCTACTATTGCAGGAAAAATAGTCAAAGAAAGACAGTCTCTTTCTAAGGCACTGAAAAAACAAAAACCAATAGCAGATTTATAATGGAAAAATATATGGATAACTATCAAGAATATAAAAGATTCACTTCTAGATGTAAATGCGATTGCAAACCTCACTGCGGACACAGTTGTCTAACCTGTGATTCTTGTACAGAGTGCGAGTGCGACGAATGCATTTTAATTGATGATAGTAAAGGGTACAACTAATGGAACATTTTTATGACGGACAGATTCGTCGATATCTTACGCAGTTTATGCGTCTAATGAGTAATTTTAGTTATAAAGATTCTCGAGGAAACATTGTTCAAGTACCTGTTCGATACGGTGATGCCACTAGGCAAGTTTCTAGTGTGCTAAAAAAGAACAGCGAAAACGTAATTAACTCTGCACCTTTTATTGCTTGTTATATTAAGAGTTTGGATCTATCTAGAGATAGACTACAAGATCCTACATTTGTTGGAAAAATGCATATAAGAGAAAGGCAATGGGGGTATATCGATGAAAATCCTGATAGCCCCACTTTTGGTCAGACTATAGAAGATTATGCAAATGTGCAAGGCGAGAATTATACAGTAGAACGTTTAATGCCCACTCCGTATAATCTTACATTTACTGCGGATATATGGACTACTAATACCGATCAAAAATTGCAAATTTTAGAACAAATTTTAGTATTGTTTAGACCTGCAATGGAAATACAAACCACTAGCAATTATATTGATTGGACTAGTTTGAGTTACATTGAACTAACTGGCACAACCTGGTCAAGCAGACAGATTCCGCAAGGCACCGAAAACGATATAGATATTTCTAACCTGACATTTTTAACTCCTATATGGTTAAGTCCTCCTGCTAAGGTTAAAAAGTTAGGAATAATTACGAAAATTATAGCAAATATTTTTGCAGAACAGCAAGGAACTTCGATATCAGGCCCTGAATTTTCTTTTACAAATCCTGTATCTACAGTTTATGTAACTCCTGGTAACTTTAGTATTTTATTAGCTAATAATACTGCAAAGTTAATGGCAGTTGGAGAAAATTTAATTGTCAATGACTTGGAACAGATCCCAGTTAAAGGAAATATTGACATCAATTGGAAAACATTATTAGATTTATACCCTGGTAAATTTAGAGCAGGACTAAGTCACATTGAACTATCTAAACCTGACGGAGGGAAGATCATTGGATATCTCAGTATAAATCCGTTAGATGAAACTAATATGGAAGTATTAGATATACAATTTGATGGGGAGACATTGTTAAACACACCGATCTCTGATTTAACAAATACTATTACTAGAGGAACAATTAATGCTATTATTAATCCTTTAACTTTTAATCCAGGTACACCTAGCAACGACACACGATATTTGATATTAGAAGATATTGTTTCTGCTACTTTAGATGGCCCAACTGCTTGGAATAATTCAGACGGTAGCGGATTTATAGCATCTGCCAATGACATCATTCAATGGGATGGTGTGCAATGGAATATTATTTTCAATTCAACAGATATAACCGAAGCAACATATATAACTAATTCATATACAGGCATACAATACAAATGGGACGGAGAGCAATGGTCTAAGAGCATTGACGGAATGTATTATCCTGGAGAATGGCGATTAGTTTTATGACAAGAGAAAATATAGTTTGTAGTGGTGGATTATTTTTAGCCAAAGATACTAAACGTTTTTTATTTTTGCTGAGAAATCAAGGAAAAACTGCAGGCTCTTGGGGAATTGTTGGCGGCAAAAAAGAACCAGAAGATACTACAGCATATTCTGCTTTAGAAAGAGAAATTAAAGAAGAAATAGGTTCTATTCCTAAAATTAAAAAAGTTATCCCTCTAGAGTTGTTTACTAGCGAAGATCAACATTTTCATTTTAACACCTATATGTTGATTGTTGAAAAAGAATTTATTCCTACATTAAATGAGGAGCATGTAGGATACGCATGGTGCTCATTAAATCAATGGCCTAAGCCGTTACATCAAGGTGTAAAAAGAAGTTTATCAAATAAAACTAATAGAACTAAAATAGAATTACTATTAGATATTATTTTATAATTACCAAGGCTTGTTTAATACAACAGTTGCCGGCGCACGTTGTTGTTCTATTTGATTTTCTAAATTTGTTTTATAGTCTGTAAGAACTTCTTCGCCCATTGAAGATTCTACCCATTCAACAACTACATTGTGTGTAAGCAAATTAAACTGTCTAAAATTTTCAGGATCGGGTTCTGATAATCCAACAGACCCGAATGCTTGTGCTCCGTGACCTTCTCCGTCGGAAGCAGTCAATATAAATTCAACGCCATGCACAACATTAGACATTCCGTTTAATGTGGGATGTGCAGAAAATCTCGGAAATTCCCAGGTATAAGTAATCATAATTTTATTTATCTCCAACGTGGTCCTTCATACCACCCTGCTAAACTATGTCTAATTCCAGCAGTAACAGGTGTTACTTCGTGAAAAATAAGACTAGGAAAAATACAAACAGTTCCTTGTAGCCGCATATTTTCCTCTTTAGGATGCACTCCTACATCTAAAAATTTTAATTCGCCGCCAGTATATGTATTTGGGTCCGATAACTGAACTGTAATACTGAGTTTTCTGTGTGTTTGCTTAGGGGATAAAAAGAATACATCTTGATGTCGTTTATAACATCCTTGATCTGCAGAATCATAGGTTGCAAATTGTATTCCGGGCAAATAAGAGTAGTCTACTCCAAACCACTGATCGTTTGCCTGCCTGACTAGCTTATCTATTTCACTAAACAAATAGTTCCAAGTCGGAGATCTTAAAATTGGCCGTATTTTGCTTCTTCTCCAATCATTATTGGTCCTAGTTTCAACACCTACTACACTTTCAAAAGCAGGAGTTTTTAAGGCTTCGTTGATTATTGAATTACATTGTTCCGGGCTAAAATAAGATTTAAAATATGCCCATTCGCCATTCATTGATTAATTATCGGGGTGGGGGTTTTCGTTTTCGGCAATGTTAATTGCTAACTGTTCTGCCACAGTGATTAATGTAGATGTAGATTTTGCAAAATTGATAGACTTAACACCCGGTATTAAGTCTCTCTGAATAACACTTACTGCAACTGTGGCAGTTACCCAATCTATAATATTTTGTTTAGTTACAGATTCTATAGAAATAAACTGTGTACCAGTGTTGTTAACGTCTAAATCAACAACACCTACCTGATATTTTGAAGCACCTTCATCATTGGTTGCGGTGCATTTCCAGACAACGCGATAAACTACATTCTCATTTCCGTTGTGAGAATCTAGTAAATCTACATTTTCTATGTCCCAAGTATATGTTGTTGTCATTGCTTATCTCCGAATAGTTCTTAAACTATTATTTATTCTTTACCAGGGCCCATTGCTCCGTTGCCGCTGGCCTGTTGTTGCTCTTGAATTTGAGGACCGACTTGCTGTCTAATCATGTCAACTACAGCAAAACACTGTTCGTAGGGTAATTTACCTAGCCCTGCCATGATTGTGTTTAGTTCGTTCATATCAATTGCTAGGTTAAATTTTTGTTCTTGGCTCATAATAACTCCATTGTTAGTTGTTTTATTTATATATGTATTTAACGACCCGCAAAATTATGACTGCTTGTTTACTTCTGCTGGGCTAGAATATTCTGTTACAGGATCGTGTCTAGGTGGTAACCAGGGAGCACGTTTTTCTGTTAGTGTTTTCCTATAAATTTGTTGTTGAATTTTTTCATTCATATGATCAGTATACTCTGGATGTTTTGCTATTCCTGCTTGAATCCATGATAATACTAATTCTTCAGTTAGTTCTTCAAATGGTACAAAATTTTCAGGATCGACGTCGGCAGCACTTAACGGAGTTGCTCCGATAAATTCGCCTACAACACCGTTTTCATTAGTTCCAATCTTTTTCCAATGTGTTTGTACAACTGCATCAGTGTGCGGATCTTCGTCTACTACTTTTAAATCAGTTATTTCCCAGGTGTATGTTATTGCCATGATTAATCCTCCGTTGCACCACTGTAAATTTCCAGGGTTTTTAAATGATCGTAGGCCTGTTCTACTATACTTTTTTCAGAATTAATGTTTATTCCAAAGTTTAATAAAGTATCGTTGTGTACAGGACCTGCAAATAATCCAGGAGCATCACTTGCGTGTACGCATCTTACAGCAATAGGCGACTTTCCTGCTTCCCTTGCGGCTTTTGAAGCATAAATGCTTACTGCAATTCTTCCGTAATAGCCTGCTTTCCAAATATAATCTGGTGCATTTTCAGGTCTTGCACCTGCAGGATCTTGGTCATCAACTGGTCTTTTATATGTATCAACCTTAGTAATAACATGATAAGCATTAGGTGCTTCTAATCCTGTGTTTAATTCGTATGCTTTTATTAAAGCCATTTATTCGTCTCCTAGCCGTTTCTTTAATCTTTCAACTTCTCGTTTAAGATCTTTGACCGCCTGTATTAGGTACGGTGTGATTTTATCGTAGTTAATGGTTAGATAATCTGTGATTTCTTCACCATCTATTATTGCTTTTTTACCAACCTTGTTAACTCTTACCGCCCTAGGAATTACTTCTTGGGCTTCTTGGGCAATCATACTTACCTCTTCTTGACCGCCTTTAACAATTTCTTGAGTAACAAATTCGGCTTCTTTTTTCCATGTAAATCTACTCGGAGTTAATCGATCAATAATTGCCAACCCTTCGCCGTCTTCAAGTGCAGAAATATTTTCTTTTAATCGACGATCTGACCAGTAGGCTGTAACTTCACCTGGCATGTATAAGTTACCACCAGTTACATAGAATCTCCAACCCTGGCTGTTTCTATGGAAACCGTAGGTGTCGTCGTTCATCATCAGTGATGTATGTCCGGCAAATTCAATTCCTGTCCAGCCGTTTCTACTACCGTCAATACGCCACGATCCGTAGCTGGCATTGTTTGGATAGAAGTGGGCACTATTATAGCCTGAGTAAATTCCGTAATATCCGTCTACGTTGTGCCATGTCTTTCCATATGAGTAGTTGCTACCGCCGTTAAATTGCCATAACAAGCTACTCATATCATAGTCTGAGTAGAAACGCATACCTTCGTAGCTAGGGTTTGCACCAAATTTAAGTCCAGTATGGAAGCCAATTCTCAAGTCGGGATATGGATAGCTCCATCCACCACCTTCTTGATAGATAGCATAAGCATGAGTTCCGTTACCACTGTTGCCGCCTTCGCCGATAAATGTTAGTCTCGACGATCTTAGGTAGTTATTAAACTCGCCCGAACTCATCTGGCTATAACCAGTAGGATCACAATAGTAGCTGGTATTGTCCGAGTCGTAGAATACGTTAGCGTAAAGACTTCCGCCTACGTTTCTATTGAACAATGCAATTTCATACCACGAGTAAGTAGAACCTCCCCAACGACCGCGTAGCCACCAACGACTACCTTGGTCAGCGGCGCCAACCATTTGGAAACCATAGGCACTGCCGTTGCTAGCAGTGGCATAGTGCATACCAGACTGGATGCCCTGTGTATGAATATAGCCGCTGCCCTGAGGATGGTCTGTTCCGCCGCCCCAGCAATCGTACCCTCCATAGCCGTATATCCAGAAATTACTCCATGTTCCGTAGCTTGTTGCCCAACCTTGTGTACTGGTCCAATAGTCAGTATCACCGGTAATATCACTTCTCGGTGTCCCACGCCAGCTAATGTTAAATCTTTGGTTAGTTGAGTTAGTAATTCTCAGCATATTTGATGTGCCGTTGGCATCTACATAGTAGCCGCCGTCGTTACGATCATACATGATATAACCGTAGGCAGTATTCCAATAAGTGGTGTTGTACAACTCAACACTGCTGTTATCTACACGAACTTTCCAGTTACCGTCATTACTTAATAATCCAAAATTTAAACTAGTGTCACCGTATAGGTGGCCCATGATAGTGCCTGCATAGCCGTTACGCAGTCTAATACCACCTGTACCACTTTGACCAGTATTCCACCAAACTCCGCTGTCTGAGTACCAGTGGTTAGCAGTTGCCTGATTATATAAACCCTGACCGCTGTTATTATTACGGAACCAACCATTAGCATAAATGTCGCCGAATGTATAACTACCGCTGGCTGTGATATAACCAGGACCGTTGGTTAACTGGCTTAGGTTAGTTAGATTACCCTGATGCCAAGCAATATATGAACTTCCGCCACCGTTTGCTCGTGTGCTAATATATAAATTACCGTTGTACCATTCGGTGTGCCAACCGTAACTGGTATTATGGAAACCACTATCGTTACTGTTCATCATGGCAACAACGTTACCTGCGCCGCTGCCTGGTCCTTCAATACCTGCCCAACCGTTACGTGTACCTAACATCCTCCAAGAACCGTAGCTAGCATCGTTAGGATACCAATGAGCATTGTTACCGTTACTATTACTAGAATAGATACCGTAGGCATTACCAGTAATTTGAATCCAGGTGTCTAATTGATAGTAACTGTTACCAAACTTACCTAAGAAGCTAGGACCGTTGGTTAACTGGCTTAGGTTAGTTAGGTTGTAGTTATTGTGAATCCTGCGCCATGTACCGTAACTTCCGTTGTCAATGCGTCTATTATAAATTTCACCGTCGTCATAGAAGCTTGCCGCCCACTGATTACCATAGTTATTGCCTGTGTTAGTATGACGTACATGTAATGCAGTATACCAAGTAGCAGTTGGGGTACCGCTTTGGTAAGAGTTATAGAATCCAGAATTTAACTGTGCTGTAAGGTTAGTTTCTATTGTTCGAGTGCTGTTATCACCGTAAACAAATCTGTTCCAATAAATTCCACCAAGATAATCAACACTTCCACTGCTGGTAATAAATCCAGGTCCGTTGGTTAATTGACTTAGGTTAGTTAAATTACCACTATCCCAGTTAGTGAATCCACCACTTCTAGTGTAGATAGGGCGACCACTGTAATAGTTTAAGAATAAATCATAACCGTTGGCAGCATCAATGTGTAAGTTACCGTTAGTAGCCGCCACTGTTGCTTTACTAGCATCAGTAC